TGATACATCACGCGAGATTTGAAAACAAGTCAGAGTATTTACAGCAGCTCCAGCAATAGTTACTGCGCCAGATACTGCTGTTACATCCATATCGTTAGACGTTCCAGAGTGAGCTTTAGCTGTGGCTACCACCTGAGTTCCAAATGCTGTGTTGATGCTTGCGTTGTCTGCAAAGCTTCTACCTGCCAAGCCCCACGCTACTGTGCCAGTGTTTGTTCCAGTCACAGTAAAGAATGCTTGGAATGTTACTGTGCCTTCGTTCCAGCTTTTAGGAAACGCAACAGTAAACTGAGCAAAGTCATCAGCGTCTGCCGCAAAGTCTAGGCATTTAAGCTCTGGACCGTTTGAAAGCTCAACCTGCTCTAAGTCTGCACAGCCTGCGGTTGTATTCGGATACATAGCCGCTGCCGGGACATAGATAGTCTCAAGGCCGACAGTCTTCATGTTAGTAGGGACTGACGCATCAACATACGCCTTGATTGACTGCTGAGTCGCCAGCTTAGTGGCAGAGTTAGACGACATATCGTCTTCGTCTTTTATCCCGGTAACGGTTGCGCCATCACCAGCAATATTGACAGAGGTGTTAGCCACCACAACAGTGCCTGTAATCGCAGCAGCAGTTGTGCCACCGATGATTGCGCTGTTGATAGCTGATCCATCAATTGTTCCGCCATCGATGTCTGGAGTGTTTAGGTCCATATTTGCTACGGCAGTTGTACCGTCGAGCAAGTTGTCGATGTTATCTAGGTTAGTGTTTAACTTGGTTCCCCAAGTGTCAGCGGACGCGCCGACCTCTGGCTTTACAAGTGCGTAAGTCGTTGTAGTTGTATCAGCCATTTAAGCGGCCTCCGTAAAGTTTAGTTGTTGGCCATAACGACCATATTCGTGCTGCTTATGCAGCGTCTACCCATGTGTTGCTGGCAGGCAGGATATCAACCCAAAGCAACGTGCCGTCAATACTGAGAGTTGCAACACCCGGCATAACCGTTACACCTCGCGCTGTAATGTTTCCAGACATCAATGCACCGCTACTGGCTGTAACATTACCTATAGCGTTTACCGATAATTGGCCATTCACCACAGTAGCTGAGACTGCCGAGAATGTAGATCCGCCTGCCGCAGTAATGTTGCCCGATGTAGCCTGAGAAGATGCAGCACTTAGCGCCGCAGATCGCTGAAAGACGTTGATCCCAGCAGCGGCCATCGATGACGACGCAGAGATTGGGTAGGAAATCCTGGGGGCACTATAGTCCACCGCCCCGTAAACATAACCGCCATAAACCGACGGGAAGCTTTCTTGCTCTACCGAGCCTAAATGTATCTTCTGCCCTGCTGACGAAAATGCAGCGACTGCGGTTATCTCAAGTGAGCCGCCATGCTTTAAGCCACCAATGATGGTGGTAGTAGCAATAGCAGACAGCACGGCCTCCCCAGCTATTGGGGAAGCAGCGTCTGAGAATGTAGAGTAGCCGTACCTGTACTCGCCGTACAGCATATTAGTTCAACGTAATGTCGAGATCGCCTGCTGGGATGCGGAATACATCGCCCGTATCAACAGCTTTCGATGCGCTTAGTGCGCCATATGCCAACAGGTTGCCAGAGGTCGCGGCATCAAATACGCCAACATGCGTAACAGTGCCCCAGTCGCCAGTAGCTGTAGCCCACTCAAGTGCGCCGCTGTTTGACGTAGTGGCGCCAGACGTTGTAAATGTAGCAGTTACTCTAGCGTAAGCTGATCCAGACAGCTCTGTGCCGCCGCCAGCATCGTTAGGGGTAGCAGTGTATAAACCAACGTGCAAAGTTGACGGTGCAGTGTAAGCAGCGGCGCCAAAAACGTGATCAAGTATTTCTGTCTCTAGAAAGTTTGAAAAGCTCATCCGAGTCCTCGTATTTTAGTAGTTAATCCAACGCCAGAATAAGCGGCAGATTGAGAGTTTAAGTTAAGTTTGTCTACAGCTTCGCCATACAATCGCGCCCACACTTCAGCCCGGCCATCTTCGGCTAGGTATGGTGCAGAGTTAAGTAGCGATCCATAGAGATAGATGTCTGGGTAGGATGACAGTAACCAGTTGGTGGTTGCGTCGTCAGCTAATGCGGGGATCTTCTGGTAATAAAGAAGTTCAGCGGCATAAATGCCATCAGCGGTTGGGAATACTTCAAACTGATTTTCAGAGTGAGCGTAATAAGCAGGCTTTCCTGCAATGTTGGACCCTGCCTGACGCTTATCTGCCATAGCTCTGGAGCTAAGCAGTGAGATAACCGACGTATCTTGCCCGGTAAGATGGAATCGAATTGTCTCGACCCAGTCATACGGCTTTAATAGGTATTGCCCCTCAATTGTAGTAGAAGCGCGGTTCTCCATCTGCCAGTGACGTATGTCCCGGTTCATCCTCGCCTCGCCCAACGAGATAAACGTCGGGATAATAGACGACAGGTCTGAGCGATTTAAGAAGTCAGCCATTGCCGACTGTAGCTCGCTGTATGTACTAATTGCCATTATGGACTCCAGTAAGGTGGCCGATTATACCATTAAATGGGGCTTAATAGCCCTCCAATAAAGCGAGCCTCGTCAATTGCCTTCTGATTTCGCTTATCCATGAAGTTGTAGTCTAGAAGACCGCCTAGCCGATCCCTTAAAGGGGTTCTTTCCGGCATCCTCATTGACGCTATAGAGCTTGGAATTTGCGACAGGAAGTCTAGCGAATCTACCGCACCCCCAAGTACACCCATGCCAAGCTCACCTACGCCCGGTAGTATCTGAGATCTGCGGTAAGCAGCAAGCTCTGGCGATAACTTTCCAAATGAAGCCGAGCCCATCTCTCGCAGCCGGGCGTCCTCTCTCATCAGGGCATCAAACTTTTGATCTTCTGCCGCTTCGGTTCTTTGGTTAATGTCGGCGTACTCTTGGATCATGTCGCCAAATGACGTCTCTTCGACCACTGGGGCTTCGCGGTATTCTGCTGCCTGTGCCTGTTCTGTTCCTAAGACACCTGATAATAATCCTGCTCCAGCAACTGACGCAAGCATGTTCCTGCTTCCTTTCTGGTCCGGGTCAAACGCTGCATGAACTGATCTGACATTAGCCGGGTTAAAGGTGTTGGTTTCTATTAGTTCGCCATCAATACTTCGCCGTATGCCATCGTAGCCTTCGTCAATTAAGTATTGCTGTGCATCATTATCTGCGTATCTATTGGGACTATGAGCTTGATTTAGGTCTAAATAGTTGCCCTGTCTCGTCACCATAGGGATTACGTTCTGCCCTGCATTCGGGGCGTTGGGACTTTTATACTTGGCAACCATCGACCTCGATGCAGCATAATCTGAGTCTGGAGTTGTATAGAAACCCGGACCTAGATTGCCTTCACGCGATGCCTGAGAATCTACATAGTCTGAGGCCGTGCCGTGGTATTGAGGGCTGTTAAGGTCGTAGCCTTGTTGGGAAGCTCGTTCCATTCTACTTGCCTGATCCATAGGAAGCTCACCAGACGCAATCTTTGCCGCAGTGCTTTCTGGCACACCTCTTTGTACAAGGCTTGCAATAACATCTTTAACTCCAGCATCTGACTCATCACTCATTCCGGCGCCTAAGATGCCAGTCATGGCAACAGGGGCTGCCTGACGTATTACTGCGCTGCTATAGACTGGATGCTTTTTGCCTCGGACATCGATCTCACCAATTTGATCGCCCAGCTCTACTGAGCCTTTTCTAGTGGGGCGGAGTCTCGGCTCAGACGCAGAGTTTGGGTATGTTGTCAGATCAACTCCATCAGGGAATTGCGCGTCTACTGTGTAATAGTGCTTCTTACCATCCTGCACAGAAACGATAGGAAAGTCTCCTGCTGGCTCTGGGTCGTACCCTTCTGGAACTTTACTCCATTTCCACCCTGCCTTCTTTTTAAACAGGTTCGTTTTAACCTTGCGACCTTTATTGGGCGGTGTACCTTTTCTCTCTTCTCCAGCAACTTGAAACTTAGGCTTGCCATCAGGGCCGACTGATATGTTAGCCGACGCCGGGGATTGGCCTGTAATATCAACAGGGCCATCAGGCCCCATCTCCAAGTATCTACCACCGGGAGTCTCTCCAAAAGAGCTCAAGAAAGGCTTATAGTCTTTATTTGCCGGGTCAAACATTCTTTGTGGCGCTGGCATTACATTGCGCAATAATCCAGCGGGACCAGCTTCGGTTTGCTCTGACTGCATAGCAGCCGGAAGCCCAACAGCAGCAATCAACGCCGCATTGGTTGCACCCTTATTGTCTTCTAGCCATTTAGACGCAGTATCAACCCACCGAGCATCTGCAATCTGAAACAGGTCTTTACGCTTACCAATTGCATCTACCTTCTCTGACTCTGTAAATAATCTAGGGGCAGTTTTGGTTGGGTCTTTTGGTTTTGTAAGCTCGTTCTCTAGCTTCTTATACGCATCGGGATACGCTATTCGATTAGGGAGGCTTTGCTCAAAACCGCCTATTCCCTCACCCATAATGCCAGTGTCATAGGAAAGGTGGTTGGTGTCTTTAGTCAGGCCGTAACCCTGACCGATTTTACCCATTACATAGCCTGAGTCGCCTAGATTGGTATTTGCTAGGCCGGGCTCTCTGTATACGCTTTTCACATCCCCTATAGATGGAAACCCTAAGTCCCTATAGCCAGCCATACTCATTCTTGAAGCAAAGCGGCTTCTGAACTTGCCTGCTCCCTCTCTAGGGTAACCGTTAACACCTAACAACTGATCTCTAGCGTCGGGATGATTTATGCCCACCCAGTCTTTTTTAGTTTTGCGCATGTCAGCATCAAATTCTGCAATAGCTTTCTTGGGTAGCTGAAGCTTCTGCGTCCACTGCAACATAGTGTTGCTAATCGCATCATTAAAAAACATGGCCTCATCACCCATAGAGCCAAAAACGCCAGTCACCGGCATATCAAAAGTAGCCATTAACCCTTCAGCTTTATTCTGAAGCGGCACAGCCCCGGTAGCCATAGAGGCCCAATACAATTCTTCTGGGGTTTTAGGGCTGTCACCAAACCTGACGCCTCCTCGGCTTTCTGGAGGGTTATCAAACTTTATGCCTGCCATTTCTAGCAGCTCAGTATCTGTGGACGACGTATCGCCTTTATGGCTAACCAGTATAGTATTCTCTACATCTTCTGGTCTTATGATTTTTCTTTCGGGAAGGGCTCCCTGATTAATCACCGGGGAGTTAAGTAAGCGCCCCTCTTCACGGGCTGCTACGGCAGGATTTTCTAGGCTTTTTTTGTATTTGGTTTGCGCTGTTTTAACTGCGGTAGCATTTGCCAGAGATTCTGGTTTCAAAAACCCCAGCCGCAGCAGGTTGTCAGGCTTAGAGCCCTGCTCAAAAAGAAACTGGAGTAAACCCTTAACAGCCATAATGCAATCCGGTCAAATTATAAAGGCTCGATTATACCATATTAGCTAGACAATGCCTTTCAGGTTGCGGCGTAATGGCTCACCCCAGCTAGATGACGTGGGCCTGTATCCGACAGCAAGATAACGCAGCGCATCGGCGCAGTGAGAGGTCCAGTCGTGCAGCGGTCGCCCTCTCCAAGTCATGCCCTTGTCGTCATAGTCCCGGCGATACTGCCTGATGGCGTCAATGCCTCTCTCGCACTTCTCTTCGTCAAACCAGCACCGGGGAATCATAGAGCGCACGGCCTGAATGCCATCATCGACCATTAGCTGTGGCGCGATAGTAACGGGACGCACCCCCAGAGCTCCAAGAGTCTCTAGCCTAGACTTGCCTGAGCCCAACTCCCTGACCCGGACATCGTGCGGCAATACATGGCTTTCGTATACATAGCCTTTTGCGTTCAACATGGCGACATAATGATCCAGACCTACACCGCTGCTCTCGTAATAGTCTATAAGGCGCACCTCAGCCCCTACGAACTGCGCAAACCAAATAGATGTAGAATCACCTATCCCCAAATCCCAGGCCGTTACAACGCCAACAGCGCGGTCGTATGGCACGTTACCTATTCTGCCCTCGGCTTTAGCTTCTCGCATCTCAACAGCGTAATAGGCGCCGTCAGCATGGATCTTCATTTCTCCGTCCCAGACATGACCATAGTCATCCGGGCGCAGCTCCATATCTTCTTTGCGCTCGTTGTTCAGCACTTTTGGGAAGTAGGGGTTGTCTTGCCAGTTGATCTCGCAGATCTTGCTGCTCTGGGGAGGGTTGGCACGAAATCGTCGGTGAGTAGCTGAAT